GTGGCCGACTTCCTGGCACCGGAGAACACGCGGTGGGATGGCGACGTGGTGACGAACCCGCCGTATGCCTTTGCGCAGGAGTTTGTGGAGAAGGCACTGGCAATCATCCCGGAGGGCAGGAAGGTCGCTATGTTCCTGAAGCTGACGTTTCTCGAAGGGAAGCGACGTGCGGCGCTGTTTGAAAATTACCCCCCCGACGGATTTGGGTCAGCCATGCGCGGCTGAAATGCGCCATTAACGGAGACTTCGTGCATACAGGAGGAAGCGCCACGGCGTATGCCTGGTTTGTGTGGGAGAAGGGATATAAAGGAGCACCGGAGGTGAGGTGGTTTAACTGACAATTATACGAATCATGGCTTTTAATTGGAAAAGATACAGAATAGTTAGGACAGGCTTCCAAACCTATCCTTGGAAAATAGAAGAGAGATACACGTTGTTTTTCTTCTTTCACTGGTGGGATTCCCCGCACTTCGCACCACCACATCTTTTTGAAAGGGTGGATGATGCTGTCAACAAAGTTATAGAAGAAGTAGGAGAGGGTGCTGACATTGACATTCACACTGATATCATCAAGGAGGACTGACGTATGAAAGGGTGTTCATTCTGCTACTATTGGCACAGTCTCGGCAATATTTCTTACTGTGCCGTATGTTCAACTAAGCCATCGCCGGGCGGTAAAGACTGCCCGTATTTTAAGCGACGGTAGTATTATACTTAATAACACAAACACAAAGATATTATGACAAAGACTTACAGACGCGGTAGCAAGGGCGACGGTGTGAAGATGCTGCAGCAGCTGCTGTTGCGGCGAGGCTACGCGCTGACGGCCGACGGCGACTTCGGGCGACGGACAATGGCAGCGGTGACGGCCTTCCAGCAGGCGGAGGGGCTGACGGCCGACGGCTTGGCAGGAGAAAAGACACTGTTACGGCTTGCGGGGGTGACGATTACCCCGGCATACATTCAGAAGCACATCACAAGGCTGAAGGGCAGGAGCGTGAAGTTCCTGGCCATACACTACACGGCAGGAGCCGGCAGCGCCCCTGGCGCAGCCAAGGCCAACCGTGACGTATTCCTCAGCCGCTCGGCGAGTGCTGACTTCGTGGTGGACGATGAGCAGGTTGTTCAGGTGAACCCCGAGCCGGCGGACTACTACTGCTGGTCTGTGGGCGACAAGAAGAACCCGTGGACGGGCGGCGCACGGCTGCACCGGCAGGCGGCCAACGGCAACACCATCAGCATCGAGATGTGTTCGACGCTCCGCAAGGGGACGTCGCCGGCAGTACCCAATCATGAGGGATGGTCGTTCAGCGACCGCGTGGTGAGCCGGACACTACGCCTGGTGCGCTATCTGATGATGGCCTACGACATCCCCCTCGGACGCGTCGTCAGGCACTACGACGTGACAGGCAAGCTATGCCCCGGCGTACCGGGCTGGAACGACGGCCCGCTGTTCGACACCGCAGGGAAGCAGACGAGCCGGAAGAGCGACAGCCGGAAGTGGGTGGAGTTCCTTGCGGCGATATAGGGAGGGCTGCTGAAATACAGCAGCACACTGAACAAAAACACAAACAATAACACAACTTTCCGATTAAGCGAGAGCCTTCCAAGCTCGCTTGAAGATGGCCGAGGGCGAGGAAAGTCAATGTAAAGCATTAAACACAGAAACGAAACGATGGCACTACCACAAGTATCGGAAGAACTGATGAAATGGTCGCTGCTCCATTTCGAGCACGGCGTACCTATCTGCGACATCAACGTCCGCAAGGAGAATAAGGACCGGCTGGCCCGCGTGAGCCATGTTTACTGGCAGTGGAAGAAGAACCCCTTCCTCGACACACGCGCCATGTTTCACCAGATGGCAAAGGGACATTACGCCGATGCGCCTGCGACGAGCGTCGCTGCCGCGAAAGACCAGGCACTCTTCGAGTATGTGCGCGACCATGTTGCACCGCCCAGTCGCCGCGAAGCCGAGGAGATGGTGCGCTACGCCGCCAAGCGTGCCATCAAGATAGGCGACGAGACCGACAACCCGACGGCGCTCGTGAAGGGCGGCCAGCTGCTGAGTGGCGTGGCCGGGCTTGACAAGCCTGAGTCGGAGCAGGCAGACATGGCGAAGGTGCTGTTCACACCGCCTGTCATCACTACCTCGGCGCACGAGGTGGACGACACGAAGGACGACCTCACTGACCAGCAGTCGCTGGATATCATGCACAAGTATAACGCTCACATCGACGAGAAGCGCCAGATGATAGAACAGAAGGTGGCCACGATGGAGGCGGAGAGAGGCGATGCGCAGATGGCTGCTGAAGTACAGCACACTGAACGAGAGCAGGAACAGCAAGAGTGACAATGGCTATGGCACGAATCGGAAACAACATCAACCAGAGCAGCGACCAGCTGGAGGCGAAGATGCGCCCCGACCTGGAAGAGGTGAAGCCCGAGGAGGGCGGTGTGCTCGACCTGATGGGCGACGGGCTGCACAAGATATACATGCACCGTGGGCAGCTCGACATCTACAACTTCGGCTCGAAGAATACGAAGGTGCGGGCCGCCCGTGGCTTCGGCAAGACCTCGCTGCTGGGCATCGACACGTTGAAGTGCGTGCTCGGGCTGCGCCGGATGGTAGGACTCTTCCTCGGTGCCAGCGCCAAGCAGCTGATGTGCCGCACGATGCCCAACGTGCTGAAGATATACGACATGATGGGGTTTCAGGAGGGCGTGTTCTACTTCCGTGGGCAGGCTCCTGCGAAACTCCGCTGGGAGATGCCGCTGGCCAAGATACGCAACTGGGAGAACTGCGTCCACTTCCAGAACGGGGCGGTGATGATGGGAATCTCAATGGCCGTCAAAGGTAGTTGTAACGGTATCAATGCCGCATGGATGCGAGGTGACGAGACGAAGTATATGCCATGGAGCAGGGTGAAGGAAGAAGCCTTCCCGACAGTGCGCGGCGACTACATGCCGACGGCCATGCGCAAGACGGAGCAGAAGCGCTGGGGCTACGGCACCGACCCGAAGATTAACAACAGATATTGCTCGACGATGTTTGTCAGCGATGCGGGGCTGACGCAGAAGCAGTGTGAGTGGGAGAAGGAGGAGATGTACGAGACCCGCGAGGTGAACGAGCAGATAGCACAGATGCTGGCAGAGCTGAAATACCTGGAGCGCCATAACCCCCGCATGGCCGTCGAACTGGCACAGAACGACAACTTCCTGCGTCAGCTCCATCTGCTGCGCTCGCAGTCGGAATCATTCTGGAACTTCTCGTCCTTGGAGAACGCTGCCATGCTCGGCGGCGAGGCGTGGATCCGTCAGATGAAGCGCGAACTGCCCGACCTGATGTTCCGCATACAGATACTCGGGCAGAAGAAAGGAGCGGCAAAGGACGGTTTCTACTCCAACTTCGACATTGATATTCATGGCTATACCTGCTCAGACGTGGAGACCTTCGACCTCATAGCCGACAAGTTCACCGTGAAGCAGAAGGGTCGTGCGCTCGATGTGCAGCGGTGGCCTACACAATACGAGACGGAGAGCATCGACTACGGTCAGTGCCAGACGGCTGCCGCCACCTGCGCCCTCGATACCGACGTGGACTACACCGAGCCGCTGCGCATCTCGATAGACTGCAACGCCAACCTAAATTGCATGATTATCGGGCAGACGCGCCAGTTTGAGGGCCGGCAGTCGCTGATGATCCTGAAGAGCATCTACGTGATGAACGAACGCAAGCTGCGTGCCCTCTGCCGCGACTTCACCGACTACTACAAGCCCTTCCTGCGGCGCAACGGCAATGTGGTATTCTACTACACCTCCACCATCAAGCAGGGCGCATCGACCGCATACGCCGTAGAGGGCGCCGAGGACAACCGCTTCGACAAGGTGGTGGTGCAGGAACTCTCGCAGCTGGGGTGGGAGGTGACCGACGTGGACATGGGCGGCGCGATGTTCAGGGAAGACAAGTACCAGTTTGTCAACGACGTGCTGTCGTTCCAGCAGACACCCGCCCTGCGCATCAACCGCGAGGCAGGGCGCAACGACTATCTTATTACCGCCATAGAGAACGCCGGCATCCTGCCCGGCACGTTCAAGAAGGACAAGAGCCGCGAGAAACTGAAGAGCACAGACCCCGACTCGCTGGGCGGTGATCCCCGTGAGAGAACCGACGTGACCGACGCGCTGGATGATTTGCTTATCGGCGTGCGCTTCCATGGCGAGGGCAGGCCGAAGATTGGCGGCGGCCTGCGGGGGAGATACCGCAACCTGGCGGGAATACCGAGGTAGGATAGGCAACAAAAATAGCGAGGGGCTAACCTTTCGGTCAACCCCTCTATTGTACTGTTGTGACGACTATTTACCTATTCGTCCCGATCTTGCCGGTGTTTATTTAATGTCGGATGTGCAAGCACTATCTTCCGAGGCCGACGTGAAGACCCCACCTTTAAGGACTTTCAGGAACACCGTCACTCTCTGCGGTGCCTTATTTGATGCTGCAAAGATAGGCATTATTCTTGAACCGTGCAAGCATTTTGGCAGAAAAATTTTTCGGGTAGGTATGGCGGCAGCCAATTCTTCACTCTTCACTCTTCATTCTTCATTTACTCCCTGCCCTTGATTTCCAGCCCTTTCGCCCCTATCTTCACCTCAAAAATCCAACACAAAATTATGGCTAAGAATAAGAAAAACAGGAGCATGGGTTCGGGCAGCATCATACATCGCCCGAAGACCTTCTCGGAATATCAGAAGCTCGACCGCTCGCTGCGGGAGCGTGGGTTT